TCTGGCTCATCCGCATAGGGTCGCGGTTGCATTTGCATCCGCCGTTGGTGTGCTGGCCGGGTGGTTCGTAGACGATGCAATTCGCGTTTCCGCATCCGCCGATCTGCTCAAGCCTCGCGGCAAGTTCCTCACGGTTCATCGTCCTTCACCCCCAGTAAGAGCGCGGTGGGCGGCTTGCGCCTTTAGCCGGTTTATCTCCCAGCCCTGCAAGGCGCTGATCACAGGCCACAGGATCAGCAGGAATGATCCGATCTTGAACAGGTGCGGCGGAAGGTTCCCCAGCCACAGAACAACCGCCCCAAATGCAGCGCCTGCAATTTCAAGAGCGGTAATAGATTTCAAAAAATCTTTCATTCCCCACCCCCAAACGTATCAGCAGCGTTAAAGGCAATTTCCCAAAGTTCGTGAAAGCAAAAAGCAGTTGGGTCGGGGACAAACGCGCCAATAGCTTCCCATTGGTTTTGTGTGCATGTCTTCCCCACGATCTTCTTTCCGTCCCCCTCAATGGCGCGGATGGCTGCTAGGGCGGCTTCATTGCAAGCGTCGTCAAATTGGCGACGGATGTGAGGTAGCATCCGGTCACGAGGGTCGCCGGACATAACGGGTTGGTTATTGCCGGACACGAGCGATGCGAAGGTGTGGCCTATCTCCCGCGACACGATCTCAACTAGGTCACTCATGCCCGGCGTGCCTTTCCCGTAACCAGAAGTAGGGCGATCTGGGCCTGTGTCGCAGCTTCGATGGCAAAACTTCGCCAACCGTTTGCGACGGGGCGCAAACACTTCCCGGCAAGTTCCAGTCCAAAATACACGCCAAAGAAAGGCGCGAGGAGCATAAGCGCCGGTGCAAGAAGGGTCCATTTGACCGTCCTGAACGTCGCAGCCATGACCCAACTAAATGCTGGCGAAGGGCGCGGGTCCAAACGCTTACCGGACCGAAGTTCGGCTATAGTGAGGCGTGTGTCATCACTCATGGCTTGCTCCTTTGATAGCGGCGTTGAAATGCGTGTCCAGCCGGACCATTTCGGCAAAAACCCTCGGCATCTTGTCAGCGAGATATGGCCTGATGACTCGCATAACCGATTGAGCATCTGCCAGCACCTCCCTCAACCTCTCCACCTCAGCCTGAAGAGCGTCTTCACGGTTGCGGGCCGTGATCAGTTCATCGGCTGCTTGGTGAAGGACGGATGCATGGTCGTGCAGTAGCATCGCGTATTCCGCATCCATGCGGAGTGTGGTCTTGGCGACGAAGGTGTCGTGATCTGCAATTTTCCGCACCAGTTCATGTAGCGGTTCGGTCTCGACCAGTTCATCATTCATGATCTCTTCGCTCTCTTTTAAAGTCTTATTCATATTATTACTATATAGCCTTTGAGATAAAATGCAATAGCCTATATGTCCAAATACTTCAATGTGAAATCTATGGCTTGCTGTTCATATCCTGCGTATCCCCTAGGGTTGCACACGACACGGGTAGCACCGATCATGTAGTCATGGGGTTGATGCATGTGACCATGACACCATAGGGCTATCTGAGGGCGGTCTAGAATGGATTCACTGAGATCGCTATGATATCCCCCGTTCATGATGGTATCCTTCTTATACTGCTCGTGTATGCTCATGTGAGACGGTGCATGATGCCCCACAACCACATACTTCTTCGCGGGATCAGCATCCACAGTCTTTAGGATATACTTCAATGCGTCACGATGATCTGACACAGCATCCTCAGGAGAGAACCTACGATAGTTCTTCTGGCTATTACGGATGATACGGAAATCATTCATCATGCCGGCAATCAAGTGTAGGGTAGTTGGATCACCCTTATTCATATCAGTCCAGAGCGTAGCACCAACAAAGGTGATATCCCCGATCTCTACGGAATCCTTCTCTAGGAAATGAATGTTAGGAAACTCGTCGCACTTAGTCTTCATCCAAGTATAAGCATCGGGATAGCTACCATGATATAGTTCGTGGTTGCCTGCGATCTGAACCACATGAGGAAACTGCTCACTCACATGAGCGAGGAACTTATGATACTCATAAGCTTTCTTCTGATTGTCGCTCAATTTCCAGATGGCATCACTGCCCCGAAGGCTCGGGTCATGCTTGTAAATATCACCGTGGTCATGCAGGGCAATACCAGTCATGATATCACCTGCGAGAATCAACACATCGGCATTCTCTGTGTTGTTCAGTTCTATTGTGCGGATCTCCAAATGTAAATCCGATGCTAGGGCAATCTTCATATACGATTCCTTTATTATACCTAACTATAACATATATAGGAGCAGAAGTCAAGCTAAAAGATAAATAAGTGTGAGTCGCGGAAGACCAATTCCCACTCACTCTAACGCTTTATAGGAGCACCAGCATGACTATTTACACCACTGACCCCGTTCAATCACTTTATTGCGTATATTTAACTATATATCGCGGTAATAAACTGCCGCCGTTCTATATAGGTTCTACTAGCATATCTAAGATTAACTCCGGATATAAAGGTTCCGTTGCTAGCAAGGAATATAAAACCATCTGGAAACAAGAACTGGAAGAAAATCCTTCCCTGTTTAAGACCATAATCATTTCAAAGCACGAAACTCGCTCGGCAGCATTTGATCACGAAGAATATTTACAAAAAGCAAGGAAAGTTGTACCTAACACCATGTATGTAAACCTTTCTTATGCGAATACACGATTCTCCAAACATCAATCCGGTAAAGACAATCATATGTTCGGTAGAATCGGAAAACTACATCATCGTTACGGTTTGGGACACTCGGAAAAAACAAAGAAGCTCATAGCAGACAAACATCATGATGTTTCCGGTGCAAACAATCCTAGAGCAAAACTCATCTACCTACACACTCCAACCGGTGAAATCATTCACTGTTGCGGTAACCTAAGAACTACTTGTAAAGAGTTGGGTATATCATTCGCTACAGTCTTTAAGACTTTAGGAACTAAGATACCAGTTGTTAGAGGAAGGACAAAAGGATACATCGCAAGGTATAGTGATTAGTCCTCACCTGACCCGCCGCCACCATCGCGATATACGATAGCATCATCTGGTATATCGGAGAGCAGTTCCTTGAGTTCTTTTACAGTCATCACCCTCTCCGCATCCTTGCGATTTCAACCGCATCTTCTTTACTAAAAACTGGCACCAAACAACTCTTGTGTAATACGGCAATCCCGAGAAGTTTGTCACCTGTATACTTGTTCTCTTCCTTCTTGAACCCGTTACCAACAGTGTCAGAAGTAGGAACAGAACGACGAGCCTCATAGGTAAATGTGCTTTCTTCTACGACACGCTTCTTAGCCTTCTTAGCCTTAAGTTGATCACTATGCAGACCACGCTTACGCAACCATGCCTCATGTTCGGCTAATGCTCGCTTTTGCGGTGCAGTAAGTTTCTGCTTGATCTTACCCTGATTAATGGTGCTCACGAATACAGGTGCTAGGTGCATTGACATTGGTTAATCCTTACTTAAGACTTTACGATCGGCGAGGTTACAAGAACTACATCGGCGACTTTGAATAGTGAGTATGTGAGCATATCTGTCCTTAACCTTTTCAGTTTCAGGTCAACCTGCTGCTAGCGCATCTAGCCAGATGTCTAATTGTATTTAGTGATATCACCCTATTTTTTCACAGTCATATCACAAAACATGTGAGCAAGTTCACTATCATTTTTGTCGTTCAACAGAAACGATTTGTCCATTTTTTTATAGGCGTAATGAACCATCATAGATGCAGTTTCTCGTCCACTATCGGTATATACATATTTCTCAACGCAGGTGTTAAGTTCAGCGTGATACTTTTTATCAGCCAGTTCTTCCTGATTTCTTTTTGCTTCTATAGCATGGTATTCTGGTGAATTACCAAATGTAATAAAACTTGTGATTGCCCATCCATAAAATGATACAGTAAATACAGTTACTACCCAAAATCGCCAAGACCGAGGCTTTTTTGCCTTATTCAATGGTCGTTCACGAATCATATTCAATATATTCTGTGACCTATTATTCATCACGCTGCCTCCTCATCGCTCTGTTGTAGACGAGCCCAAACTAATTTCTTCTCAAACTTTTCATCGTCATTCAAAATATTGATGATTTCAACAATTTCATCAGCAGTGATATCATGTTGCAAAGGCTCTTCTGTTAATCTTCTAAATGTGTTTTCTTTCTCATTCATGTTAGATAGAAAGTTCCCCTTCTACACGCAAAATACGAATAGCATCCGTGCGTTGTCCAGGAGCAACCTTGATCTTTATAGGACCATAATCAAGGGATTCCACTAGATCCTTGCATTCCTTGAGACCAAGTCGCGGGTCAACCGTCCTGACGGCCTTGATCGCATTGATCTTTTTTGGGACCGATTGCATCGGAATACGGATAAACTCATCATGATTACCAGTGATCATTGCAAAGAAAATAGAACCCTTTACATCAGGGTCAAGCGTCCCTGCGATATTATCCCACAACTTCATTCCCTCTTCACTGCCGTAGGCTTCGGTGATGGAGCGAAGAAAGTCTATGCCACTCTGAATGATGTCGTGTCTGTGTTCTGCTGGAATAGTCATGCTGCTAAAACCTCTTGAGAATGTTTACAAGTCTTACGAAACGAGAAGCCCTGACATGTGCAAGTCGCCTTACCGTTTTCCTTCGTGACGATATATGTATCGCCTTTAGAACCTTTCACGACGATCTCAACACGCTCTGACTTGATCGGCGTGTAATCAACTGCGGTATCATTGACAGACACTACATCTGCACGACGAAGACGACGGATAGGATGATGAGGCTGATCAGAGGTAATACCGACCTCATGCACGCCATACCACTTTTGGCGAACTATAGTGCCGGTGTAAATATGGAATTCAGGAATACGGACATTCACTGCATAACGATCACGGAAAGGCCAGAGAACATTCTTGACCTTGATCGTAGCAACATTACCTTCTTTGAGCATATCCATGAGTATGTCTCTCGTTGACTATAACTTACTTTACGCCCAAAGAAGGAGAATGTCAAGCCTTATTTTTAGACAGAAGCGTTTTTCCGGACTTCATCAAAGTTATATTCCTTGACGATCTTTCCGTTTTCAAACACGAGTTCAAGTGCGTCAGGCGACCCGTTCTCAACACCGCTGACAAAACCAGCATCAGTCTTAAACAAAGTAACACGGCCCTTCTTGCTCTGCTTGCCTTGGTCAGTGATAGGATCCTTGAACACATCAATCCACACCCCGTCAACCAATCCGGAACTGCACTTCATCGCAAACTTCTGATCATCACGATTGACGATCTGTAGCAATGCACCGCCCTGACCGAATGCAACATTGTCAGCAGAGAAACCTTCACGAGTGATAGTTGCAAGAATTTCGTTGATGCTCTCGTGATTGATACCATCGCCTTGGATGACACGAACATTGTTCAGGACCTTGAAGCCCTTTTCATTGATCGTTGACCCAAAGTGTTCATCAAGGATGCGAAGACATCCTGCCACTACCGGAGCGGGTTCACCGGAATCCGGACGAATGACAACCGTAGCTCCGGAATTGATCACATCTTCCTTAAGGACTGTCCCCCACAGCTTACATGCATTGAAGATATCATAGCTGTCACTGACACATGCGAGGACTCCGCCTGGCTTCGCATTCTGCTTAAGCATGTTGCGATAGCTGTCAACTTCGTTTTCACGGCCCCAGCTAGTTACAGTGCTGTGTTCCATAGCAGGAATACTAAAACCGGCCATATCAGCATTGTAATAGCGGCGTGTGAAAAGAAGTGCTTCAACGGTGTCAGTTCCCATGAAATTGACCAGATGTGCTGCACCGCCGATTCCAGCACTCTCAAGACTAGATACGCCACGAGCACCGAAATCATGTAGCTTGAAATCAATAGTAGTTGGGTCACCAGTTTTCTCTAGGTAATAAAGAATAATCTTCTTGCTTTCGCGGCTGTTAGTAGCCACAGTAGTCGGATACCAGATCGCCCGAAGCAGGGCAGTCTCAAGGAACGAAGTCAGCCAGTAGCAGGCGGGGTCAGTGTTCTCAATCGTCGCGAGAACATTCTTTACAGGAACAACCGTACCTTCTGGAACTGCACGAATACGCACAGGAAGATAACCGGCATGCTCTTGAAGAATGTATTCCCAGCCTGTACGATTGAAGGGTTCGCCGTGTGCAGTGATGATGAGTTCTGCCTCATCAATCATATCCTGTGTGATAGGTTCTAGAAGGTATTCCTTGACGAATGCCTGAAGACCGAAAAACACAGTCTCGTCATACTTGCCACCGCGGCTCTCAATGTAGCTGTAGATACCAGTGGTGTTAGCAGGGTATTGATTGAACTGCGAATACTTATACGAGTCCGAATTGAGAATGATATTATGTTTCATGATAAACTCCTTATTCATGTTTTATGCTGACTGTCTATCAGTCAGACTTTTTCAGTTCTATTATTACAATAGCACCTCATTGTGCCATTGTCAACCGAATTCTACTAGTGTTACAGTGCTGCCAGCTTCGGTTACTCTGGTAGCAAAGTTTTCTAGCATAGCGATGATTCGTGTAGAGTCGCCGCCAGCCAATCCCATTCCGATGTAGGGGAATCCAAAACGCCTAGCTGGAAATTCAGTCGCCATCTTTTTAAGAATGAGACTAAACGAACCGTATTCAAACCGATCTAGGAATTCTTCATCCTTCTTGTTGTAGTCAAGCTGGGTATAAGCATTCACGATTGCAAAACTAGACCCAGACTTGCGGCCAAGAAAACCTACATGCAATGAATAGTTACCAAGAAGCTGTACTGGAAACTGCGTTCTGGAATGCATATTAGAATCAGCACGATAAGCAAGAGGATATCGTTCCTTAATCTCTTTAGCGATGCCAGAACCCATTGTATTTTGACAGTTGCAACCATGTACGATTACATCAAACTCACCCTGCTCTGCAAGGTCAATAAGATTTCCCTTAGTGTGCTTAAGCATTATCGTCTCCGATTCGTGAATACATTACCGTTGCATTGAGGGCATTTAATGCCATCATCATGTTCGCAATCACCGAGATAATCGCAACTGTGCCTGATAGATTTAACTTCACTCTGCGTGTATTCTAGTATAGCAGCACAGCTTAGGCAAGTAATACGCTTTACCGCAGTTTCGTCTTTTCCTACTACTTTGACCATGATTACAGCCCCAAGAAATATTGGATGATGTGATGGTGATCATCAAAGAAATCTTCTTCCTTGAGATCACTAAGAGGAACCCACATAGCCTTTTCAGCATCATCAGACCCCTTGACCTTAGGAAGTGCAACATCATCAGTCAGCTTGATGTGAAAGGCTTGGGTGATCACCCGACCGATAGTAGAGCGATAAGGGTCATCAAAGGTCTTAGAACCGTGAATGCAACCACGAAGCACAGCTTGAGGAACCTTGATCTTCGTTTCTTCACGGAGTTCACGGATCATGCCATCTTCCATACGCTCAAACTCGTTGAGGTGGCCGCCCGGAAGTGCATACAAACCCTTACCAGGTTCTGAACGACGCTTCACGAGCAGGATATGTCCGCTCTGCTCAACTACAGCGTCAACTGCTACATGCTTGACAGGATAGGGAGCAACTTCCCACTGCTTCTTGTAGTTACGAGCGAAGATAAGTTCATTCTGTAACTGCTTGTAGATAGGATTATCAGCAAACTTTTCATAAAGAAATTGAGCTACATTTTCAGGAACATCATCCTCAACCTCATTGCGATTGATGCCCTCAAGAAAATCCTCACGAATATTAGTTGCGTTGACTTCAAACTCAATAGGAACATCAACGCTGTCATATTGGGGGAACATCTTTAGATAATAACTAGACTGATCCTTACTAGCACCGATCAGACCGACCTTAGCATCGGCATGCCCTGCATTTGGGAAACCAAAATCATTAACTGCATCAATAGCATTGGTCCTGACAAGAGTCTGAACTTGGTTGATCCAAGCAGCATCATTGTATGTCTTGTCAAAGAGGGGCTTGATGATGATACGGTTGCGGTCAGATTCGTTATACGAACCAGCGATCATGTTTGTCCGTTCATCAAATGTGAAGGGATTGCGAATGGTGCGAGATTTGCCGGATGACCCGACTAACACCAGAACGTATTTTGATTGCGTGAGAGCAACATCAATGATACGCTTATGTTCAAGATGGAAAGGCTGAAAACGCCCGATAAAGACCAAAAGGTCAAATTTCTTATTCATTGCTACAAACTCCTTGTTAGCGTTTTAAGTGTGAGTCTATCTCACATTCTTATTTATACACGGTAAACAGGGTGAAGTCAATAACTTTCTTCACCCTGTTACCCATTTAATGCACACCGTGACTCTGCGTTACAACCTTCTCAATGGGCGATGAGGACTTGAGTGGTAGAAGTGGTCTCTTAGCACCTAATTCATCATTCATGTACTGAATGATTTTATTAGTAGCAACTAGCACAGTGTTGAATGCTGGTTCATAATCATCTGATCTCGGATCACTAGGATTACCTTCATTGTAGTTTTTGGTTGAGGTCTCAAAAATCTCATCCTTATTGTTACCAGTAAGATCATATCTGTCGTGGATTACATGAACAGGAATATCTACGACCCAGACCTTTTTGTTAGTCCAATCAATATTACTGTTTACATTATAAACAAAACGATCTACGTGAGTATACAGACTCACCGCTCCAACAATCTCATACCACTTACGCTTGATGATAGGGAAGATTGAGAACGGGTGCGTTAACATTCCTGCTACGATTGTCCTGAGCAAGGGCATAGGATGAACATCATACTTATGAATAATAGTATCCCATCCCTGAGTCTGCATCAATGCATCATCATTCCAGACAAAGATCCAATGACCGCTGCTCAATCCAGCAAGGGTATTGACATACATGTTCAGTTTCTTGTATCCCATTCGCTTAAACTGATAGAGCGAGATGTTAGGATAATTGGGGATGATTTCCTTTTGAACATATTCAATGTGTTCTAGGTCATCGTTGTCCATTCCTAATAGCAATTCAATCTGATCTGGATTATCTGCTAGATCATACAAACTCTTGATAGAATTTAAAAGGGGTTCTTTTCGTCCCCTACTCGGCAATAAGACACTGATTAACATTTGCGTTCCTGTAAAGATGGTACGCCCCGAAGGGCGTACACTGTATTACTACTTAGCTGTTGAGGGGGAACGGTGAAACAATTACATTTGGTTCAATGTAAATTGGCTTCACAGAATCCTTACCAGGAACTTTACAGAGAACCCAAGTCCCGCTAGCAGATGATGGGCTATATAGACCATTAGGATCAGCTTGTGGAAGAGTTATATTCCCGGTACCAGGAGTTTCAAACCCGCTAGCAATCCGTTCAGGATTAGTATACTGCGTAGAGTATGGAAGACCATACCCAACTGAGTCGCAAATCTTATGCAGACGACCACTCATATCCTGAGTATATGTATATGTCACGAGATTAGGCTGATCACGGAGTTCAATGATGTCCTTCATGATACGCTTCTCTTGAAAGTTCTTGATAGCAGGAAGACCCACAGATTCAACGCTTTGCCTTGAGATTTCCTCTTGCTTCTGATTTTGAATTTGATCAGAAGAAGGAGTGTATGAACATGCTGTCAGAGAAACAGCAGCGATAGAGAGTGCAACGATAGAGATAATCTTATTCATTTGATTTTTCCTTAATTGGAGAGGGGGAAAGTAGTGACGAGAATATGCGGTTCAACGTATTGAGGTTCCGTCTTGTCTTTGCCAGGAACCTTACAGAGAATCCAAGTGCCGTCAGCAGAAGGAGGGCTATATAGCCCGTTAGGGTCGGCCTGAGGTAGTGAATACCCATAGCCGGACCCCTTCTCGGGAGAAGTATACTGCGTAGAGTATGGAAGACCGTAGCCGATTGAATCGCAAAACTTATGATAGCGACCGTTCATGTCCTGTGTGTAGGTGAATGTAGTCAGCTTAGGATTATCACGCATCTCAAGGATGTCCTTCATCAATCGCTTCTCTTGAAAGTTCTTGATAGCAGGAAGACCCACAGATTCAACGATTTGCCTTGAGATTTCCTCTTGCTTCTGATTTTGAATTTGATCAGAAGAAGGAGTATATTTGCCGCATCCAGCAAGAGTAAAAGTAGCAGCGAGTGCCGCAAAAATAGCAATCTTATTCATTTGATTTTCTTTTTTTATCTGTTATGTGGTATTAGAGTGAGGTTGTCTTTTACTTTTTTGAAGGCTATTTGATAGCCTTCCATAAAAACTTCACTAAGAAGAGTTATATTCATAAATGAGTCTATTCCTAATTTAGGACAATACCTAGGATCCGGAAACTTATCCCAGTTATAGTCATCAACTATCATTATACCGTTTACTTTCAATACTCTTTCCGCGAGGATAAGATTTGCTACATTATCTCCGGCTGTTTTTCCGGCATCAATATACACAAAATCAAATTGCGAACGTTGTTCATGCAACTTAGCAATCTCAACAAATGAAAGACCAACTAATGTGGTTAATTGATTATATTTTGGATGTGCAGACATATTTTTTATATATCTCTCTGCGATCTCTGGATTAATAAATCGGTCAATCGTAGTTAGATTTCCGTTGCCTACAAAACTATCTAGCAAGTATGATGCTGATCGTCCTTCATAAGAACCTACTTCTAAACAATTTAAATCTTTTCCAAAAGTGGTATTTAAATATGCTAATACAATTTCCCAATTTGGTATATTACCAGTAAAATCATCTCTAGTATATACCGGATCCATTACTTCACGGATTCGTAGAAGTCACGAAGATCAGCCGGCATCTTGTTTTCCGGATAAACTTCAAAGCGATGACGAATGATAGGACGCAGAGCAGCCTTACCTGCTTCATCCGAAGTCACATACTGACGCTGGAGTTCAGTAAGATCACGGACCATACCCTCATTGTATTGTTCCGACTCATGAAACACCTTGCTGTCAACATCACGATACTTCGGAGCGAAGTATGAATATCCCATATACGAGAGATATGATAGTCCGAATAGAAGTGCGATAGCAGCCAAAGCTGAACCTGCACCATAAAAAATCGTTTTAATCATTAATTTTCCTTTCTTAATTAGAAGACGTAGAAGACGAACTCTTAAAGAGGAGTCCGCACAAAATCATGATGCCCCAAGCCTGCATCCAACCGATAGCCTTGATGCCAGGAATAGCAGCGATCAAGCAGTAGTTCCAGAGCAGCATCACAGGATAACTGAACATTAGTCCGCCAACAAGGACAATCAATACCCATGTGATGACTAGGACAAAAGCCTTAGCAACTGTTTCCATTTTATTTTCCTTTTCTTTAGTGACAAAATATGAGAGCATTTTTAGTTCTTCTGATCTAGGACTAACTTACATGCGGTGTTCTCGTCAGGCCAAAAATGCTGACATTCACCGTTCTTTTCGTATTTGACATACTCTTGGAGCACCTTCTCAGTAGAAGAATAACGTTCACGGGCCATCTTAGAGAGGATCTGGATTGCACGGAATTGATTCATCTCGCTCATCTCACATGCTCCAATATGCTTCTGAACTCGGATCACAGACCCGAGGAGTATCTTTCAGGATGACAACATCTTTGCCGGTCATCATATTCTTGACAGTCTTATACTTCTCATCAAACGAAATCTCATACTGACGCGAAGGATACAGATAACGGAGTTCATTGACTTCGCGAGCCATCGCTTCTGCATCAGGACGATTAAATTCGTAGGAACCAAAGAAACGCTTACCAGTCTTGTAACGCTTGTCAAGACGATAGATGATGAGTGAGTAGATCATTTGTTTTTCTCTCTCTGTGTTTCTGTCTATTATTCATAATAACAGATTGCATACCGATGTCAACCGAAAAATGACCTCGGATGCAACTTTTACCAAGAAGAACGATACTCAAAATCCCATGCACTGCTCAAGGTCAGTGCCTTGTCAATGATATTGATCGTATTCTCAAGGTCGCTATAATACCATTCATTATATTCAGTCATACCAAAGAAGAAGCCGGAATGCGTTGGCAATTCTGTAGGAGCCAAAGAGTTGTCTGCTTTTACCCGCTGACACAGGTCACGAAGGTCTATCAGATTCTGACGAGAAACATAAAAGGATTCACACGTATCTTCATCTCCCTGAACATTTTGCACAAACCAACGATGAATCTGATTAGCCTTACGCCAATAGCCTGCTACAACTTTAATAGACGCAATTTCAAGATCAGTGCTAATTAGTTCAGCAATCTCCGTACAAATCCTTTGATCACCCTGGTCCTCTCGCCAGCTATAAAAGTTACGATTGGCATATAGATACATGTCAAGACCCATAATATTTTCCTTATTTTACAAAAAACTTGAAGATTTTTTCCTAGCGATTTATCAAATCCTAAGGATCGCCCCGCCTATATAGATCGCAAGCAAAACACCATTCACGATGCTCAGATTGATATCCTTGACCCGTATGCTCCAAGTGAGATAGAGGGCGCATCCGGTGTTGAGAAGAAAGATGTTTGCAGGATCAAGCTTCAATACGGTGCAAAGTGCCCCTGTCAGGGTAAAGAACAATGCTGACCATTTGATGATGGTGTTCACGGATAATGACACTACTATTCCCTCTTAATGCAAGTTATCGCTTGGCCATGACTTTATCAGCTAAACCAAACTCAACCGATGCCTCTGCATTAAGATAGTTGTCCCTTGACATTGCTGTCTTAAGTTCTTCTACGGTCTTGCCGGTATTATTAGCATACACCTCAGTGAGAAGATTGTTTAACCGAACCATTTCTTCCATTTGGATCTCCGCATCCCAAACTGTGCCACGTGATCCACCTGATACAGAATGTATCATATGCCTTGCCCTAGGGAGAATGAACCGCTTGCCTTTGGTACCGGAACTAGCAAGAAGTGATCCCATTGAACAAACACTTCCGATTGCGATAGTGGACACATCACATTTAATGAAGTCCATAGTATCAAGAATCGCTAGGCCAGCAGTCACAGAACCACCCGGAGAGTTAATATAGAGCGAGATATCATTCTCGGAATCTTCGGACTCAAGATAGAGTAGCTGGGCGACGATCAGATTGGCCATTGAATCGTGGACTTCGCCCTCAAGCAAAATAACACGATCTTTCAGTAGTCTACTATAGATATCCATCGCTCTTTCACCGCGACTAGATTGTTCTACTACCATTGGTACTAAGTTGGACATTAATATTTCCTTGTTGTTATTAATAAGATCACTATACTGCTATTTAGGACATAAGTCAATAACTTTGGGATAAATAAAGATGTAGTTCGCGAGATTGGCGTCTCCAACTACTCTAACGCTTGAAGGAGCATCAGCAATGACTATTTATTTGTATAAGAAGACCCACAACAAAACCGGTCTCCAATATTTAGGAAAAACTATTAAAGATCCGCACAAATATAAGGGTTCCGGCACCCGATGGGTTAACCATGTCAACAAACACGGACATGATGTCACTACTGAAATACTCAGAGAATGTAGTACCGACGCAGAGGTTAAAGAATGGGGACTTTATTACAGCAACTTATGGAATGTAGTTGATAATTCTGATTGGGCTAACTTGAAGCCGGAATCTGGAGATGGTGGATTCATAATAAGGCAATGGGAGGATCCTGTATATAAAGAACGATTGAGAGTATCACTCGTCGCCGCCCAATCTAGGATAGACCATGTAGCCAAATCAAATGCTATAAAACGAGCGATGGCTACTCCAGAAATAAAACAGAGACATAAAACAAGCTGCCAGCTGGCTCAAGCGAATCCCGAAGTAATAGAAAATAACCGAATCAAACAAAAGGAGTTATGGAAAGATCCTGATATTAGAAAGAGACGAATTGCGTCCATGGCTTCAGGATCCACTCATCCAGGATATGATCATGCACTTTATACTTTTATTCACAAATCGGGGATAATAGAAACTTGCACCCGAAATTCATTATTACAGAAATACAATCTACATAACGGCGCATTGTCCTGGTTATTATCAGGCAAGGTAAAAACGCATAAGGGATGGCGGCTAGACTAGCAAGCGGTTTATTTACCGTTTCTTGCGGCCGACATTACCGCTTGTCGGCTCTTTCGGTTGTTCAGGTTTCTCTCTACCTAGAGCGATGTCAGCGGCTTTCTTTCTAAATTCAGCCTCAGTATCAGTACGCTTGTCACGACCAACAGTTGGCGAGAGCCCCGAATCGGAATTCACATCACCTAAATTAGCACGTAATGATACCTTAGGCATTGCTTCGCCCTCAGGACCATACAGATATCCGCTATTAACATTGATGGACCCAATCATATCATCATAGGTTTGAAAATACTGAGCGGTACGACTACCCACATCCATCATTAGCATTCCGTCAAACTTAGAAAGTTTTTTATAATTTTCGTATCCTGTACGTAGCAGTTCGTCTTGAATTGCAAGAGTATCACCAGTCTCAAGAGCTTCTTCAAAGGTTGAGGTATCTACCGCAGTGAACAGTCCCTTAGCAATCGTCTTGCATACATCAGGCAGTGTCTTTTCTGGAATAGCAGGACGATAAGTGTCTACCCATGCGGAAATTCTTAAACGGTCAGGAACCGCGATTCCGGTTGCATTTTCTATTGCAGATTTGATTGCAGGCATATTCATATTAGCCTTACGAGCATTGATCCATCGCCCGCCGGATTTAACACTAGTTTTCACTTCAATGTTTTTACCGTCTACGATGATATCCCCGCCTCCTGCTTCGCGTCCGCTCCATTTGATATCGGGGCTTAATACAGCGAGTGCAACTTCGCCCGGCCCAACACCTTGAGAAACCAAACTAGTTGATAATTGTGCGAACAAATCAGCAGGGAAACCTTCTCCTACAATTTCATCAAAGCTATGTGGCGAACCATCTAGCAATAGTGAGGTATCTACGATTCCCTTTGGATACTTATCTAGAAATTTATTTTTCTCTTCTAGTGGTGCGTCACTCTGCACAATTGCATCAGTGATCTGTTTGATAAATCTCTCAGCGTCGGCATCTGTTTTCAGTAGATCATGAATTCTTTCATCCAGATTCCCTGCTTTTAGAGTTTTCAGTACTTTGTGCAAGACAGGAGGTTCATCCGTTGTCTTTACTAGACCGATAATGGTCTTTTTGATATCGGAACCCGACTCGGTTTCTTCGGATTCTAGCATGGTAATGAAGTTGATAAGGTCTCTCATCATTATATTTATTCTTTTTGGTAGGGCAAAGTCATAAATACTAATAGAAAGCCAAAATAAGGAGATTTTAATGGCATATTTACTAGCAACTATTATAGTTGGTTTCTTAGCATGTGCTATCTGGGCATTCTACGAGAACAAACGGACTACTCCTGTTGATGGCAAACCTATTATATCTTACTACAGTATTCCGGTGGAAGAAGCACCCGTAGAAGAAGCACCCGTAGAAGAAGCACCTGTTGTCAACAAGCCCCGTGTTAAAAAGGAAACGCCAGCAACTCCAAAAGGTCCTCGTAAGCCAAAGATGACTGTAGTGAAATAATCTTTCATGCAAGATATTGGTTTTGATCTAATCAGCGATCTCAATCTGTCAGAAGATGACAGTTTTAATTGGGAAAATAAAGCAACAAGTTTGTATTGCCTTGTCGCAGGAAATGTAAGTTCTGATCTACGGACGATTGTTCAAACCCTAGCTCATCTTGGTAGATTATATCAGGGTGTATTCTATGTTCCGGGTCCTCTAGAATATGAAGGAACTGAGGATGTGCAAAGTAGGACTGATCAATTGTTTAATATAGTGAATGTTATCACTAACGTCAGAATGTTATACCGGCATGTGTTGATAGTAGATGGGGTTGCCGTGATAGGAGTGAATGGATGGAATCATGTAGGTAACACTCTTACTCTGGAAAATCTAATGGAAGCAGCCGCTAGACATGATGATATAACATATCTTCATAAGTCTATCGGCAAGCTTCAAAAACACCTAGATGTAAAGAAAATCATTGTTATGACTAGCGGCGTCCCTAGTGAAGAGTTATATTTTGGAGAGACACCTGAAATAGTAGAAGATCAAATACCCTTATGTGCTGTCTTAGGAAGTGACACTGAACACAAAGTAACACATTGGGTATTTGGTACTTATGACAAAACTGCCGATACCTATTTAAATAACATAAACTATGTCAACAATCCTTATATAAAAGGATCGCCCTATTGGGCAAAAAGACTCACTTTATCCGTTTGATTCTGCTTCTACTTTAACTTGAAGAGGATATCCTTGCGCCCGGGCATCTAGCGTGACTTCAATTCCGCGTTGTTCAGCAATCTCAAATGGTAGAATCGCAACAACAGCACTCCCGTTAAGATGGACATCATGAGTAATCTGAGTAGCAGTATCCGGATTATAATTGAAATACTCTACCAGAGAAGAGGTGACAAAGTCCATTGCAGTATGCTCATCATTCAGGTAAATTACCTTGAAGAGAGGTGGTTCTTTGAGGGCAATATTGGGCTTGATCTTATTAGTCGGTTCTGCATTTGACATTGAATTATTCCTTGATAATTGTGCTTGTAGTCACCATGACTACAAGCACATTCTTATTTATATCACTTAGTCTGCTTTATAGCAATCGTTTTGGGTCTTTGTTCAATAGGAATTTCACGAACTAGATAGATATTTAGTATACCTAATTCAAGGTTCGCTTCCTTGATCTCAACATGGTCAGCAAGCTGAAATTCCCTGCGGAAGTTTCGCTGACTCAATCCACGATGGATGAAGTTGGGCTCTACTTTACTGTCACTGACCGGCGCGGTTCCCGCAACGATCAGGAAGTTCTTATCCTTAGTCACAGAGAGGTCATCTAGGTCAAACCCTGCAACGGCAAGCTGGACGCTGTATTCGTTGTCACTGATTTGAATTACATTGTAAGGGGGATAGTTGTCTCTTTGTTGAGTTGAGACTCGCTCAAGTTCATTGAAAATGTTGTCAAAACCGACACTGAACTTGTGAAGTGTTGGAATGTCAAAGGCACGTAGGGTTAGTTGATTAGTCATTGTTTTATCTCCTTTTTAAGCAAGACTACTGTAGTAGACCTCAATGAGCATCTACAACAATATTTAGTATACATGATTGCGTAAAAAAATAAAGTATTATGGGTTATAATATTGATTTTGGGTGATCGACCATATCAGAATCAATGATCAATTCTACTATGTCGTTTTCTTTATACTTTCTTATATGGAACATATGGGACATCAATACCCGTTCTATCTCAGTGTGTAGGCCTCTAGCACCAGTATTCAAGTCTATGCAGTTCTGAGCAATCTTTCTGATAGCATCATCAGTGAATGATAATTTTATGCCATCCAAATCAAACAGATATGCATACTGTGCGATGAAACTGTTTTTGACATCTGTCAATATGGAGACGAGTTCATCTAGTTTTAGGTCTGCAAGGGTGATCGTAGTCGTAAATCTGCCGATAAACTCAGGAATCATTCCGAATTTAGTCAAGTCATCCGGAACAACTGATGGTAGGTCGCTATTATCATTCTTGTCCTTTATTTCAGCACCAAATCCAATAGATGATCCTCTAGTCCTGCTCTTGATTATGTTGTCAAGACCTACGAAGGCTCCTCCTGCAATGAATAAGATATTCTTCGTGTCAACCTCAATCATATCCCCTTGAGGATGTTTTCTTTTCCCCGTAGCATTAACCCGACATCTAGTACCTTCTACTAACTTGAGCAACGCCTGCTGCACACCTTCTCCGGATACATCGCGGGTGATTGAACTACTCTCACTCTTTCGTGATATCTTATCTACTTCATCAATAAAGACGATTCCGTGTTCAGCGAGTTTAACATCATTGTTTGCCATAGATAATAGCATAGATATCATTCCTTCTACGTCTTCACCTACGTATCCTGCTTCGGTAAGGCTTGTGGCATCTGCTACTACAAACGGCACATTAAGATACTTTGCTACTGATCTAGCAAGCAGAGTCTTTCCCGACCCAGTTGGACCTATAAGGAGCACATTTCCTTTTTGAATCTCTAGGTTTGGAGGAGGATTGTTGATACGCTTGTAGTGATTAGAAATTGCTACCGCTAAGACCTCTTTAGCATCGGTCTGTCCGATGACATGCTTGTCCAGGTGTTCCTTGATACTATATGCATCAAAATCCTTTAGATCAGGCTTGACAATCTGGTCAGTTTTCTTACCATCACCTATTAATTGGTTACACAAATCCACACAGCCGCTACAGATTGCTACCTCTTCACTAACTATCAGCTTAGTTACTACATCCTTGTGATTTCCACAAAAAGAGCAATGCTGTAATGAAATGTCTACCATAATATTACCTTAAATACTGTTTTTACTTAAATAATTTTCTATCTGTGCTTTCTCGTTATCAGACAGCAATTCAACATCATATTCGCCGATCTCTATTTTCGTGACTAGATGTTTTATGTATTCTTCATCATATAGGTATGAATCAGAAACCTCTTTACTAATCTCAATCCACCTAGAACCGTCAAATTTGTAGACGCGATTAGGTAATACATCTACTCTTACAAAGATATCACCTTTAGCAGCAAATTGCGGGAAGGACGATCCAAAGTTAGTATTACTCGCAACTGTAGCAGGACGAGCCGCAAACATTTCCGGGTGCATCGTAGCGAGTGCTTGCTTACGCACCGACTTGCCATTAAACTCTACGTAGTCTTCACCGATCTGATTGAAGGTGACTCCTTCAGTTTTTATTGTTTCGTTTCTTTGTGCAGCCTGTTCTTGAGGCTGTTCCAATAATTTATTTGACTGATCTGCGTCGGAAGTATGTTCTTCATATACATCTTCTCGACCTTCATCATCCAAGTCAATACCATCTGTCTGTATAATAGTAGCATCTTCCGTCTCCTCAGGTTGTTGCTCTTTAAAGGCTTTCGTGAAATCATTTTTTTCAAAATATTCAGACCATACCTGATTGTCATTCTCTTCATGTTCATCAGGGCGAGGTGCAGTGGTATCAGTAGTTTTTTCTGCTTTCTCGTCTTCCTCAAGCCACTTATAACTGCTCTGTGCTGCGAGCATGAGAGTCAGTGCAAGCGGGTCAAACACTAGCACAATAAGGATAATAACCCAGCGTACGGCTCGTTCTAATAGATCAGCACCAGGATTGTCACCGTAAATCAATGCAGCAATATATTTTATTGGTCCTACTTCTGCTTCAACCTTACGCACTTCCGCACGAACAGGAGCTGCTTCCTCGTTAGTCTTAGCGATCAACGACTGATCTGCTTGAATCTCTTGATCTAGTCTAGCGCGTTCACTGCGTTGTTGTCTACGAACCGCCACTGCACGATTGGCACCTTTGTCATCAGTAGTACGACCGAGCAATTGATCAACCTGAGCATCCATCTGCTGTAATGCTTTGCGATTTGCGTCAATATTAGCGTTCGCGGTCGCGATCTTTTGATCAAACACTGCTACTCTAGCAGCAACATCACCGCTAACCAACGCTTGATCACTATGTGCCTTTGATAGGAATCCAAAGATACCCATGCTTGTTAGCAGTGCAAGAGAGATAACAGCGGGAATCAGATATACCCTCATCACCCAACTCGCACGATGCCAGTGTCTATGCAACCAGACCGTAGTCACGACCTTAGCGAACTCAAGTGAGCCACCCATGATGATGATGGGGGACACTGCTGCGGCAAAGATCGCCATCAAGCCCTGGATAGAATACCATGCCGCAACACTACTAAGCATAATCGCTACTAGCAGTGTTAACGTTGCAAAACTGAATATTTTTTTAAATAAATTCATCAAGTATTTAGCGATACCTGTTCAGGTAAAACTATTATCTTATCTAAAAAAGATGTCCATAAGTGATGGTAAATTCTTCCAACATCATGACAAGCTTTCTAGGAATGCCGGGACCCTGTGAGACATGATAGGTCACCCAAGGGCCACCGTCTCGCGACTTGATTTGAATTACTTCAATCATGTCGCCGTCTTCAAATACATACTTTTTCCCTACGAATTTCTCAATCTCTTCAGGGGTAGCTTCGGGAAACGGTTCTCTCTCGTCATTATCGTCACTCATGCAGATAGTGTCCTCCATACTTCTTCTTTTCTGCCAAATATAAGGTCGCATCGTTCTAAAATCGCACGACGATTATATTCTGGAATCTCTGTCCATAGTTCAACTTTTTTATAGCTACCATATGCTTCCTCAGGCATATGGTTTTGCATCCAACCACTCATCGCAGTCAAAGCCGAAATGGTGTTATTAGGGTGGCTCCGAAGCATAGCCCCCATGAAATCATTGGCTAATGCAGAATGAAAGAACGACCCTGGATAGTATCCATATACGAGATAATTGTAAATGGGCCCGCGGAAATCTGGACTAACATACCAGTTGTCAAATGTGCTGAATAGCCGATCTTCGCTGACTTTTGCTAGTTTCATCATAGTGCCATGACTAAATTAAATCCTGGTAATCCCAGATACCACAATGTTGGCATTTTAGATGTACTCGTGTACCTGTAGCTCCGGCGGCATTTTCTAATCTTCGGGTCTCAACCGTCTCCCACTTATGGATGTGGCCGATAAACAGAAATTGTAAAAGTCTAAGCATTATCTTCGTCCTCCTCATCAACACTAAATGTGTCTTCGTATACATCATCGGGGAAATCATTAACTAAGCGAGTATGGTCCTCGGGATTATCAAATACAAACATGTCCCAGGGCCAGTCCATACGGATAAATCGGTACGATGATTTTGGAACCCATTCATCATAGAACTTTGAATATCTTAGACCTATGCCTCTGCAAGCATATTCTCTAATGCCCTCTTCGTTGATATACCAAACAAATCCTATAACATCATCCATTTTTTCCTCGCATGTTGTTTACGAAGATCACTTATCGTACCTAAATGACTTGAACCTAGGGAACCGCAAACTGTAGGATCCGCTCTGGTTGAGTGTTATCGCATCTGCCATCACTACGGCCGAACGCCCGATCACATCATTTCGGTTATCCCAATATTCTTGTCGCTCAACGTCTGTAAATCCGCTGCCTACATTAACTACGATGTGTTTCCCGTCATCAACTCCTTCGCAGACTAATGCTCCCATTCTTCCCTTGTTCTTTCCAGTGCCAGGTTCAACTCCGATAACAACAAGATCGTAATCATGTACTGGTTTATACTTCATCCAGGCAGTGCTACGCTTGCACTCATACGGAGAATCCAGATCCTTGATCAGGATGCCCTCAAATCCTGCATTAACCTGGTCCTTAGCATAACGCTCAAGCTGGTTCTTACCTTCATAGGTATCAAGATCAACCATCAGATGGGGCAACAGTTCAACATTAGGCATCGTCTCTACGACTGATCGCAGGGACTCTAGGATATCTATTCGCTTACCCAACGGATGATTCCACTTGCCATTCTTAAAGTCGCTCAACGGAATGACATCAAAGATATTGAATACCGAATCAGTAGCCTGCACATCTTCCTTACGACGAGTCTGACGCATGAGTTCTTGGAAAGTGTTGCCGATCACTTCGCCATCAAAGACGCAGCCGTCAGTCATGAAACGGCCCTGATCAACTGTAGACGCAGCCTGACACATCGCTTCAAACGCTTCTAGCACTTGATCTTCAATGTGAGTGAAGTTCTCAAAAACTTTTCCGTTACGGCTATAACAGACTGCCGTCCCCACTAGTGGACCTGAAGTAGAGGTGACAGTGAGCAGCACACGGACACCGTCCAACTTTGGTTCAAGCCGCTTTGTGCCCTTCATCTCTGGGCGACCTTCAGAGTTAGTCGCAAGCTGACAACCGAACATCGGAATCTCATATACAGTCTTTTTGCAAACCTTGTTGATAGTCTTATCGCTGATGCCAGAACGCATGTCACGACGAAGAATAGGGGCAAGGAATGTGTTCCATTCGTCGCTATCAAATCGTTCTGCCATACTTTGCAACGCATCACGAGCAGCGTGACCAGTCAAGGTGCGACTAGACAACTGATTAGTCACCGATGTGAACTCATCCCAAGGATTCTCAGCGTCAACAATTCCAACGGTGACAGGAATCTGCTTAACTCCGTAAGTAATATACGGGTTATAGCAAAGCCAAAGCCCGAGCAGAAATCGCTTAGAAATCTCATTACCTAGATTTGCAGCAGTCAATGCTTGAAGAATAACATCTTCTTTGTAGAGCCTACTGTCACTCTCATTCAACTTATTAATCCAAGATGCACTCATTGTCCAACTCCGAAATGATTTAGCAAATCTTCCGGTTCAGGATGCCAAGCATTGTTAGAGTCATCATAACCAGAATTTTCGTCAATAAACTTAGCACATTCCCGCACAATCAACTCTGCAAACTTCTCACAGAAAGAATCTGGAATCTCATAAGCACCTTGAGGAATGCTAGCAATCGCCTTTTCAACAAGTTCTTCAATCATTTGCTTGTTCATTTTGTATCCACTTTCTCATTCTTCAACAGCCGGACCAACTGACGATTACGCTCATCTTGCTCTTTGCGAGAACGCTTCTTATTGTCACTTAGTCTTAGTAATATATCATACTCCCTGGCCCATGTCAAGCCTTGAAGCCAAATCCGTGTGTCTTCAATCGTGCCCACGAACATCACAGCATTCCGGGCATAGGTCGGAAGACTATCCGCATCCTTAGGAATCAATGCTATCGCATCGTGAGTATTAGACCACATTCTGCCCTCAGCAGCCACGATCTTGAGACCAATCTTATCAAGTGCTTCTTCAAGCTTACGGATTTCTTGAATTGTATTCCAACCAGTCATTTTACACCTTTAACATTGCCCAAAGTTTAGTCTTCTCAAGATCAGACTGAAACTCAGGATACACCTCATCAAGTTCATATTTCTGAACTTCCTTGTATCCTTTACGCAGCTTAGAACTGATCAAGGTAACTATATCCCAATTGCTACTTTCAACAATCTTAGACTGTAGCTTCGCCCCGCGGCGTCCCCAAAAAGTAACATAGGACTGTGAATGAAGGTAAATAACAACCCAGACCTTATCGTGGGAGTCTTCTCTACACCAACCGATGAATTTATAATTCATGATCAACCTCTATTAAAACGGAATTTCTTCTTCTTCGGTGTAATCTGCTTTAACATCGTCAACATAGATCCAATCTCGGACCTCACCGCCTGTTAACACAACTTGCTCGTTGATCCAAACCAATACTTCATTGTAATGATAACGACTGAATGGAGCCCGCCCTTGCCAGATCAACTTACCATAGTGAGTTTCTTCGGTATAATCCACATATATTTCATGCTTTTGAGGGTCATAGATTCCTGTCCATAATCCGTTAATTACCTCAAAAGCGATGCGGCCGTCTGATAACACGCTGCATTGTTCGCACCAGAGAGTTGCGTTACCTTTTTCATCACCTATTGCAAATTGCATCACATAATACTTAAAAAATACAAGAAGCGAACAAGCCAGTACACCTAGGGAATTTACAACCCATTTAAGGGAGACCCAATTTACGAAATACCACCCGGGACTTGTCCGCTTCTCGTAACTTAAAACACCTTCACATAGTTAAGCTGGGTGCTATCTTCATACTGATCGCGATGAGATTTGACCTTGCCAGTGCCATTAATGTTGGCACCGACTTCCAACCGATTACGATGAGCAAAGAAGACCACTTTATCGTCAGGGGTGATAGCGGTAACGAAGTAAGTATTCCAATTCTCTGAATAGTTGCAACGAAGAACCTCAAGAGTAAAATCAATCTTGTCGCCAACCTGACCAACAAACCCAAGAGCATTCTTGATACGAGCGTCAGTGATTAGGCGATCAGTTGCACGGATATATGTAGCAGGAAGCGAAGATATGATAGCAATATCATAGTTGCTGTCAATCGTTTCCTTCTGAACAATACTAAGCATGGACTTTTCAAAGGCAGAAAGTTTGCGATCAGAAAGCATCTTGAAAGTCAGGCTCTTGCAAAACTGAATGACCTTCTCACTAAATTCGCGATCCTCGTCACGAATGTCAAATGAACCAGCAAGAAACTGAAGAACGAGAGTCTTGTTAGGAAGACGAATGACATTACCCTCATCATCGGTATTACCGATCTTGAGATAACCGCAATTGGCACGATGTGCAGCACACGCAGCAGCAAAAACATCAGCAGTCTTGTATGAGGTTCGGGTGTACGAGCTTCGACCATAACGAGACATTTGCGAATTCCTTCGTTTCAAACTATGATCTTAATATACTACTTCTTTACGCGACTGTCAAGCCTAAAAATACGATTTTTTAGGAGACGGAACAAGCGTTGCGGCATACCGAATCTATAAGCCCAAGCGAAGTCCATAACAACGAGACCGGCCAGGAAAGGGAGAATGATGTTCAACATGTGATATTCCTTAATCTATAATTTCAGTTGCGGTCGTTGTAGTAGTGAACCTCACCACACCAATCTTGCTCTCATTAGTATTGACACTTTTAGTCAACCAGGCCCCCCTAGCATACTTAGCCTGCGATTCTGCTTCTTCTTGAGTAGTGAATTCGTATCCGAAGTAGTTATGTCGCATAGGTTCCCAGTAATAGGGATTGCAACCAGATGCACTATGGTCATAGCATACAACCATGATGCATTCTTCACCTTCACGATTGATTCCGGGGGCATACGGAAAATAACCGACCCGCTCTTTATTCTGATTTTGATTAGTAAGATTGAAAACCATATTATGTTTTCCTTAATCGCAGGGTTTGAGTTTCTTACGAGAATACGCCTTCTTGGAGGAGATCACACGCATCTTATACTTAGGTGTGCGAAGGTCCTTAGCGATTGCGTTATGTTTAGCAAGACCGTTTTTAGACATCTTCTTTCTCCTGACAAGCAATGTATTTATTTGAATTGAACGAGCCAACCAGCTGCAAAATCTTGAATAACTTCATCTGCTTCAAGATATCGGGCCTTGTCACGGATCGCATCTTGAACATCAAGGACATCATCTTCAACCAGACCAAAGCGACGAAGATCGTCTAGGTATCCGGAAAGACCATCATCACTCAGAGTCTTTTTAGAAAAATCAACTTCAATAACTTGTCCCATGTCCGACTCCTTGAACTCATCTTATAATTCATAATAGCAGGGTAGGTTGCCGATGTCAACCGGTATTATGCCATCTGTCTTTCTTTTGTAGTTACCCAATGGACGAGTTGATCTACTGGTTTGTCGTTCAGGAACCAAACTTTGGTGCCATCTGCATGTTCAAATGCCGGACCATCTTCTCGGTGAGTTTTGCCGTTCAGATACCAAATTTTGGTGCCATTTGCATCTTCAAATGCCGGACCATCTTCTCGGTGAGTTTTGCCGTTCAGGTACCATACTTTGGTGCCATCTGCATATTCAATTGCCGGGC